GCATGGACGACTCGCGCTACTTCGGTCTGCGCGCAGTCTCTTTGCCTGACCGCCGCATTGTCGTAACCGTGGCTTTCGTTGTGGACAGTTTTGCAGCTCTCTTGCTTGAGGTCGATCGCCTCACCGCTGAGGGCTGCAAGTTTGCTATCTCACCCAGCATCGACATCCAATGGCCTCGACATTTAGAAACTAAGAAGGTCATCGTTGGCTACGGCGAAATACTGAAATACACCCCCACAGTAAGAAACTTGATAGCAGAAAAAATGTTGTTACATGACGGCTCAACCCAGTTGGCTGAACATGTCCAGCGCGCTGTCGCTGTCCGATCGCAAGGCTCAGTCGCAGTGTCATCACAAAGATCACCCGGGCCGATCGAGTTGTGTCGCTGCATGATCTGGGCGGCTGCACTGTGCTCGAGGCCGTCAGTGTCTGGGAAGCCAATGCTGGTCACTGTTAGTCAGTAACATACCCTCGGCACTCGGTCGAAGTACCTAGCCTTTCGTCGGGAACTGATTAGGCCGATCGAGTGCCACCATCACAGCGTCGCTGTCTGTAATGTTGTGGCATGGGATTATTTGACCGCAAAGTAAGTAAGGCTGCCATCAGTCCTGCACCAGCCAAAGCGGCAGCTGCTGGCGGCGGAATAAATTACTCGTCGCAAAATGCTGGCGTAAACATGATCGGTCAGTATTACACCTACCAAGAAGGCCAACTGAGAGCGGCGGCGGTGTCCATCCCTGCGATCTCGAGGAGCCGCGACTTGCTTGCATCAGTTATTGGTTGCATGCCTTTAAAGATGTACAACGAAATGTGGAACGGCGAAGAAATGGAACGCGTCTTTGTCGCCCCTAGAACTTGGTTGCGAAGGCCAGACCCTACCGTCCCATTTAACTTTCTTATGTCGTGGACTTTTGACGACTTGTACTTTTATGGGCGCGCATTTTGGTACATCACCAGCCGCACCGCAGACGGCTTCCCAGCAACCTTTACTCGACTACCAGCAGGCTCAGTCACAACACAAGACATGGCTGGCCCGGTATGGTTCGCACCGTCCAAAGAAGTTTATTTCCAAGGCGGAGAAATAGACCCAAAAAACTTGGTGCAATTCTTGTCGCCAACTCAAGGCATGGTCTATTCATCACAGGCCGCAATACAAACAGCATTAAAAATACAAGAAGCACGCGCGCGCAATGCATCATCGTCAATCCCTGCTGGCGTGCTAAAGCAAACTGGTGGAGAACCACTAAGCGCACAAGAACTAGCCGATCTTGCAGCTGCGTTTAACGCCGCACGCGCAACCAATCAGACCGCTGCGCTAAACGAGTTCTTATCGTACGAACCAACAACAATGTCACCAGACAAAATGTTGCTCATTGAGTCAGCCAACTACAGCGCACTAGAAACTGGTGGACGCATTGGCAATGTTCCGCCATATCTAATCGGTGTATCAACCGGATCATATTCTTACCAATCATCACAACAGGCGCGCATGGACTTGCTGTTCTTCGGGGTGAAACTTTACGCCGACGCAATAGCAGAAACATTGTCTATGAACAATGTGCTACCTAACGGCACATATGTTGCATTCGATTACGAGTCTTACCTAGAAGAGAACTATCTCGCAGACCAAATGGAAACACCAACAGCAGAAAACACGCAAGAGGAGATCGCAAGCTAATGATCAGATTCACCGCCCCATCCGTCAGCATTGACGCAGCCGCAGGCGACGGCACACCATCACGAACCATCACAGGCATAGCAGTCCCATACGGCGTGCCAGCCACAGTCAGCGACGGCACACAAGTCGTCTTTGAGCAAGGCAGCCTGCCAGTTGAGGGCAAAGCCCCACGGCTTTACATGAACCACGACAGCAATCAGGCCATTGGCATTGTCACCGAACGCGTTGACACCCCAGAGGGCATGCTGTTCAGTGCCAAGATCAGCAAAACAGCCGCAGGCGACGAAGCTCTACAGCTCGCCCTTGACGGCGTATTGGACTCGGTATCGGTCGGCGTAAACCCAACCAAAAGCCGCGCCAACGATGATGGCTCAGTAACCGTGTTGGCTGCCGACTGGATCGAGTTGTCCATGGTGCCAGTGCCAGCGTTTGCTGGAGCGATCATTACCGACATCGCTGCAAGTATCCACCACGAACCCGAAGAGACCGACAATAATGAAATACAAGAACCCACAGAGGAGACAGAACCCATGTCCGAAGCAACACCAGTCATCGAGGCCACCATTCCAACGGCTTCACTTCCAGCAGTAGCCAAGCGCAAGTTTGATCTCCCAACCCCGGGCGAATACTTCGCTGCAATGCACATCGGCGGAGAAACATTCCGTAATGTCGCAGCTGCAACACAGGAATACATCAAGTCAAAGCAGACCGCTCTCGAAGCAGCTGCAGGCGATGTACTTACCACTGACACTCCTGGCCTTTTGCCAGTGCCAGTCCTTGGGCCAGTGTTCCAAGACCTAAACTTTATTCGTCCCGTCGTTAACGCAATCGGCGCACGCGCAATGCCAAACGGCGGAGCATCAAAGACCTTCGTGAGACCCACCATTACGACACACACGTCGGTGGCCGCTCAATCAAACGAACTTGCCGCAGCATCCGCTACAACAATGGTCATTGCTTCCAACTCGGTAAGCAAAACCACGCTTGCTGGTCAAGTAACACTGTCCATCCAAGATGTCGACTTCACTGACCCAGCATCGTTGCAGATCATTCTCAACGACCTCGTTGGCGAATACATGCTTGCATCGGACAATGTTGCAGCAGACGCAATCACCGCAGGCGCAGCAGCATCCGGCGCAACATGGACAGTCTCATCGACTGACCCAAGTTCATTGTTTAACGCGCTCTACACTGCCGCCTACAACATCCTTACCGAAACAAACTTCTTGCCAGACCACTTGTTTGTTGATCCCAATGTGTGGCTGTACTTGGGCAAGCAGCTTGATGCTGACAAGCGTCCAGTATTCCCATATGTTGGCGCATCTGGCCTCATGGGCATGAACGCAGCAGGCACATCAAACATTACCCAAATGAACACATTTAACCCATTTGGTCTAAGCCTTGTTGCAGACAAAAACTTTGCAGCCTCGACGATGGTTGTTGCTCGCGCTCAAGCAATTGAGTTCTACGAGCAGATCCGTGGCTTGATGTCCGTAGAGTTGCCATCCACATTGGGTCGCAACTTCTCGTACGCAGGCTATGTCTCAACCTTCATCGCAGACAGCACCCAAGTCCAAAAAATTACGATCGCCTAGTCGAGAGCGGAGCATCCGCTCATGGCTACATACAGCGTCACATTTAAATATCTGTTAGATGACTACGCCGTACTGCAATCTCTTACCCCCACAGAGATCGCAGTCGGCCAGTCAATAACAGTCAGCTCAGTTGACGCAACTTTTAATGGCACATACATTGTCCGCGCTTTACCGCAGTATCTGTTTTTAGGCACAGACACTGAGGGCGATCTGCTTTATGACTTTGACATACCTATTGCCAATCAGGTGCTGTATGCCAAGACCGCCAGCAATGTTGAGCGCATCGCTGCCACAGGCACAATTACCTACACGCAGACCTGCACTTGGGTTACCGCCGCGCAGCTCGTTACTTACCTTGGTGTGCAGATCACAAACCCATCGGACGATTACACGCTGATAACTCAGGCTGTATCGGCTGGCAATGACTTTGCATATCGTCGCCGTCAAGAGGCTGGCTACATTGACAGTCTTACAACTAGTCCGGGTGGGGATGCCACTCTCGGCACACTCATGTACTGCGCGGCCCTCTGGCGCAGCCGTGGCTCGCTTGAGAACACCTTTGCATCGTTTGACGGCATGGGCGCAGCGCCACAGCAGAGCCTCACACCGATCGTTAAACAGTTGCTTGGCATCGACAGGCCTGCCTGCGCCTAATGGCTTACACAGACGCTCTCAACGGGGCTATTGACAGCCTCACGACCACACTCACAGCGGTCACTGGCCTGCGAGTAGTAAACGACCCTACAAAACTTGTGCCCAACTGTGTCTACATCGACGCGCCATCCTTCACCACAATCGCAGGCAACGGCAACATCATCCGCATGGACTTCCCCATCAAGGTCATCGGGTCAGGCCCAGCAGGCCTACCAGTGCTGCGCAGCATCCTCGACATCGTTAGCAAAGTCCTACTCAGTCCGATCATTGTCATGGCAGGCCGTCCCAGCAACCTAGAAATCGGTGGACAGCTCTTCCCGTGTTACGACCTCGACTGTGGCATACAAGCACAAAGCGCATAAGGAGAAACCATGTACACCATCATCAGCCCTCGCCTAGGCAACCCGGGCGATCAGTTCACCCCAGAGGAAGGTGTCAACATTGACGCACTGCTTGACGGCGGCCTGATATCCACCGACAGCGTAAAGAAATCATCTAAAGTCAAATCAGAACCCAAGGAGCAATAACATGGCTATCAGCAGCACCTACCTCTCTAACCCAAGCATCACGATCAACGCAGTTGACCTCAGTGACCAATGCACAAGCGCAGTAATTAACTATGTTGCTGAACAGTTGGAGAACACGACTTTTAGCAACACTTCGCGCAGCTTCACTTCGGGTCTGTACTCGAACACCGTGACCGTGACTCTCTACCAGTCATACGCCGCAAGTGAGACCGAAGCCAGCATCTACAGCCTCGTAGGCACGACCACAACGCTCGTACTGAAGCCAACATCGTCAGCAGTCGGTGCAACTAACCCGTCCTACACATTGACTGGCGCATACTTGTCTGCACATACACCGATCAACGCTTCGCTCGGCGAACTGTCCACGATCGACCTCACATTCAGCGGTGGCGTTTTAACTAAAGCCGTCGCATGATCTCGCGGCATCAGCCGCTGAGAATTAGAACTAGCAAGACCGCACAAGCGGAGCCTTGCCCGACAAAGGAGAAACTATGAAAGTCAAACTATCTATTGACCTTGGCGACGGTAAGCCAGCACGCGAAATGGTTACCAACATGCTTGCCATTGTTGACTGGGAACGAACAGAGAACCGTCGATCAGCTGACGGCAAGGGCATTGGCTTTAGCGATATGTGCTGCTGGGCTTACACCCTTTGCAAACTTGCTGGAGACAAAGTGCCAGCCAACTGGCGCGAATGGGTAACCGAATACCCGAACATGACCATCACAC